CAATATCAGGGAATTGTGTTTGGTCAAACTGAGGTAGCATTCCTTTTTCAATTTCTTTTAACTGTCTCTGTCCTTCAGGTGAATATTGTATAGTAGCATCAGGACCAATATATTTTTTTCCAGTAACAGACATAATACCATCTGTAGCTGTATCTAACACAGGTTGGGTAGTGCTTACAGTTGCAGTTCTAAAAGGAAACATAATTCCTTCTGATTCTTTTTGTAACTTTTTTTGTAAATCACTAAGTGTTGACATTTATTTACTGTTCAGTTGGTCCTTCAGGTTGAGTATTTGGTGCAGTAAAGCCGCCCTCCCCTGGAGTTTGTGGAGTTCCGATTCCAATGTTGCCACCTCCAGACCCTTGTGTGTCTGAGATAGCTGCTCCTGCAGGTACTCCTCCAGTAGCTCCCATGCCGCCTTGTTGTTGGTTATCGCCTTCAGCTTGTTGATTTGCATTCATCTCTCCTATCATCTTTGCGAAGATTGCTGCCTTCTCTGGGTCGTTGACTAACTGGTCAGGGTCAATATCCATTGACTTTGCAATCTCTCTAATAATACTGTGCCATTTTACAAAAGGTGCTAAGAATTGATTTGATGCAACTTGCATAAATGTCATCAATCTTTGTGACCTAACTTCTTTTTGCATTAGAGAACTTGTGCCTTGTGCTTTAACATCTAAGTCACCTTGTATATCAGGAACATCTTTATTAAATTGCATGTTCCATTGAAATAATGTTTCTCCTAATGGTCTTAATAAATAATCATCTACGTTTTTAACAACTGTTTTAATATTTAATGCAGCAGCACCCATTAACATTGACATGCCTGATGCTGTTCTAGTTGTAGACATAACACCTGTAGTTCCATGTGAATAGGATGGTATACCTGTAGATTCGTCTGCTAGTTGTCTAAACTTATCAAATATCTGCATATTCTCTGGTGCAGTATTTGGAAATCTTAATCCGTGTAGTGCTTGACCTGTTTGTCCACTTTGTCTTCTAAATATTTTACCGGGAAATATTGTCATGTCTTGGCCCGGAACTAACATAGTTTCATCTACATCAAAAACTAAATTACCTGCTAATGCTAAATTATCAATAGCCATTCTTGCATGACCATTCATAATAGTTTGTGAGTCATCCATATTTTCTGGAATACCTACACCAAAAAACTGATATGGATTTATTTCATAAGGACACACCATAAAAGGATTTCTTGCAGGTGTAAATGGATTTAAAACTAATCTTAATATTTGTCCGTTAGATATCCAAGCATTTATTTGTACTTCATCTAACTCATCTGAAATACCTTCAGGCATCTCTATACCTGCTTCCTCTACTAGGTACTTATCCATAGTTCCCCAGTATTCTAATACTTCAAATCTGTTTCTATTATACTCTTCTTGATTCTCTCTATCAAACAATGCAGTCTCATAACTTCTTGTTTCATAGTTTGGTCCCCCTGCTAATACATCTTGAATAGCAGATTTTCTAAAGAAAGGTCTATTCATTAAATCTCTTAATTGACCTCTATTGTAGATATGTCTTTGAATTACATAATCTGCATCTTCTATGTTAATAGCATCTGGGTCAGGATATAAATCCCAACAACTAACTGCTTCTACTCTTGGAACTAGTTTTGTATTAGGAGTATATTCTCTTTCTCCATTATCATTTAATGCCCACTTGTGAATAGATTGTTCATAGTTAAACGGACCTTTTAAAACACCTGTTCCAAGTAAACACATTTCAAATAAAACATGTCGTAACACAGATATAGCATGAGTTTCTTCTAACTGGTCATGAATTAGTTTTTGCATATTACGTGCAGCTTCTTCAGCAGGTTCTATTTGAGGCATACTTTTTAAATCAGGTGCAGCACCTTTTTCAAAACCTGCCTTTGCATATTTTTCTGCTAAACCATTTAGAATACTATCAGCAGTAGCACCTGGTTCCATGTCTCTACCATCACCTTCAAAACCATAAATATCCTCCATACGAGGATTCTTCATGTTATCAGGTTTTATGTGTGCGTATTGTTCTACACCTGTTGGGTCAGTTGTAGGTGATACGCTAATTGGAAATTTACCTTGAGAGAATAAAACTTCTATTAATTGTCCGTATGCAGCAAGAACTTTTGTCTTTGTTACCTTAACAAAAACTTTAGACTTTTCAGAATCACGAAAAGCCATATCAGAACTATAGATACCTCTATAATTTCTGTATGCTCGTAACCATCTTTTTTCGTCATAAAGACGTGCTTGTTCTGATTCCTTTAGTCTAGACTCAATAAGATATCCTAAATTACTATAGGATTCATCTTTATCTTCCGATAAGGAATTAACCTCATCAGATTCAGATGTCAAGCCACTCGTATTAGAATGTGGCATTTATAACTCTCTTAGTAATCTCTTTCGTCTGCTAAAGTAAATACTTTACCATCTACCATGTTTTTGTTTTCTTTAGGGAACTCTTTATTTACTCCACCCTCTGCATAATCTGCAGGAAGTGCAGCACCACCTTTAACAACATTGGTTTTTGCGTCACCTTGCTTTTTGGTTTCGTCACCATACATGTTTTCAGGAAGTTCACCTTGTTTGTATTTATACATTATTGCCATGTTTGTCTCCTATATGTTTTTGTAAATAGGGAAGTAACCAAGGGTTATCCACTATTACAGTTGTTAGTCCATTTGCAAGAATGTTGCAAATTCTTTCTTCTTCTTTCTCATCTAAGTCTATACCCCACTGATATATTATTGCATGTAATATTTCATGAATAAAAGTGTTGCCATGAGAAACAGAATCTTCTGCGGAGGATAATGCTATCACTCCTTCACTAGTTAAAAACTGTCCGTGCAATTCATTTACTCTTGCCATAACAGAATCTAAAACTTTTATATTATAATCTCTATATCCTACTTTTATATTTTTTTTCATTAATAACCAAATACTTTATCTGATATTATATCTTTAGTTTGACCTACACCAAAGTCATGAAACTTTTGTGATATAGGATGAACAGGTCTACTCATACATCCATATCTAAGTGCATCATAAGCATGATCTTCTGCATGTGTATCTACATCTTCAGGATTATTTTTATCTGTTGGTAACATAGGAAGTGTTCTAATTAAGTTAACACAATTATCAAAAACAAATAATGTAGGATATCCCGTATCTTCATTTAATTTTAATCTTTTATGTATTTCTAATTTACCTGCTATTCTACTTCTAGGACTTCTATCTGATGGTCTCCATCTACATCCTTCTTGTATCATAGTTTCTGCAATACTAGGACCTATGTCTCCACGTCTAGCCCATGTAGAACTATCAAGTACACCATATCTAATATACTCACCATCTTCTAATTCGATTACTTTTTGAGCAAATATATCTGCAGTTAATTTTTTTGTATAAAGTTCTCTGTAAACAAAAATATTATTATCAAAGTCTATTGCTAACCACAAACAACAAGCAGGTGAACTATATCCCCAGTCTGCTGCTCTAAACTTCATCCAGTTTCTAGGTATGTCAAAAGCCTTTACCACATGTAGTTCTTTATTAAACTCTGGAAAAGATGAATCTTCAAATGCTTCCCAGTTTCCATCTAGAAATTGTTTTCTTTGTACTTCTGGTAGTGAAGCTAACATTGCATAGTAATCATCTGTTTGCATCAAATAGGGATTATCTTGCAACTTAGCAGGAATAAATCTTCTTGATATT